TTAAAGGTAAAAATTTATTGTTTGCAAATTCTATAGTAGCATATGTTGCACTATTTTTATTATATGTAGTATAAACAGAGTTCCAATTTGCACTCGTATCTTTTACCGAAGTATAAACCGAATCCCAATTAGAACTTAATGTGTTAACACTGGTATATACCGAATCCCAATTTGCAGAATTTGTTCTAACTAATGTAGTAGCAACCGTATCTCCTGCGACTATACCAGTTAAATTTGAGCCATTTCCATATAAAAACCCAGTACAAGAAATATTTCCCACTACTGTTAATTTTTCGTTTGGTGTTTCTGTATTAATTCCAACATTTTCATCATCTACATATAATACTGCTAAATCGAAATTTGGATTTCCGTAACCGATTTGTAATATATTATCAACTGTTAAATCACCAGTAATAATACCACCACTTAAAGGTAAAAATTTATTGTTTGCAAATTCTATAGTAGCATATGTTGCACTATTTTTATTATATGTAGTATAAACAGAGTTCCAATTTGCACTCGTATCTTTTACCGAAGTATAAACCGAATCCCATTTACCACTGGTGTCTTTGACACTGGTATAAACAGAATTCCAGTTAGAACTTACTGAATTAACGCTACTATAAACCGAATCCCAATTTGCAGAAGTATCTTTTACTGAAGTATATACCGAATCCCAATTTGCAGAAGTATCTTTTACTGAAGTATATACCGAATCCCAATTTGAACTTACTGAATTAACGCTACTATATACTGAATCCCAATTTGCAGAAGTATTTAAAACTGAAGTGTATACAGAATTCCAATTTGAACTTACTGGATTAACGCTACTATATACCGAATTCCAATTTGCACTCGTATCTTTTACCGAAGTATATACAGAATCCCAGTTTGCACTTGTATCTTTTACCGAAGTGTATACGGTATTCCAATTTGAACTTACTGAATTAACGCTACTATATACTGAATCCCAATTTGCAGAAGTATTTAAAACTGAAGTGTATACAGAATTCCAATTTGAACTTACTGGATTAACGCTACTATATACCGAATTCCAATTAGCACTTATTGGATTAATCGAAGTATAAACGGAATTCCATTCAGCAGAAGTATTTAATACAGAAGTGTATACCGAATTCCAATTAGCACTTAACCCTTTATTGTTATTAAAAACCGATGTGAGATCTGGGTGTTTTACATAGTCAAGTAATATTTTTCGGGTTATTCCATCTTGTACTATAGGTATTACGTCAGATTTAACGTTTACTATATTGGTTTCTGGTAATTGTGAAATTCTAACGCCCATATGTATTATTTGTTGTTATAAAATACCTTTTCTACCAATTTATCTATTTTTTGATGTAAATTATCATCAGATTTTTCTACGTTTCTTAAAGAATTCATTATTATTTCATGTCTTAATTTAGAATCTTCGGCTGTTGTTCTAAACGATGCAATCATTTCTTTAATAGTTTCGTTTTGTTGTTGTATTTGATCTAGTTGTTTTGTTATTAATATTTTTATATTATCACTATAAACACTTAGTATTCTTTCTATGTAAACAGTATCTTCTTCAGGTTTTGGTACTTTTTTCCACAATCTATCACCTAAGTTAACCAGTAAATGAAAAAATCCTAATATCCCTCCTAGTAATCCTGATATTATTAGTATATCTGATAAATTTAATCCTACGTTATTAGTTTTTTCTATTAATTCTATGGATTGCGCAAACAAGGGATAAAAAATATTCATATGTGATATAGATATACTTACCTTTTGTTAATATTATTATTTTAATAATTTAAAATAATTAAAATATAACCGATTGGCTAATTATTTATATACCAGAGGAAATGAGAATTTTAAAAAATTATACATATATTAAAAATAATATAACTGGTATTTTTCCTATTAATGTAGATATTCCTTTGTTGTGTAATTTTTCATTTTTTAATGATTTGTTATATAATAGTAGCATTGTCAATGACACACCAACAACGTCAACAACATATACAAATTTAACATATATAAATACACCTCAATCTTTTTTAAATTTAGATGAATCTTGTAATTGTGAAAATTTAATATCTATATACGATGATTGTGTTTTTAGCGGTGGTAGCGCATTGATATATTTTGATGATATAAGATATCCTACTCCTACCCCTACTCCTACTAATACAAGAACACCGACCCCGACTCCAACATCTACACCTACACCTACCCCTAGTCCTACACCAACCTTAACACCAACCCCAACGTCTACTCCTACTAATACTCCTACTAATACAGCTATTCCTACTAATACACCTAGCCCCACTCCAACTAATACTCCAACCAGAACACCAACACTTGTTCCAACCGTAACACCTAGTCCTACTCCTACAAATACTCCAACCAATACTCCAACCAATACTCCAACCAATACTCCAACCAATACTCCAACCATAACACCTACACCTACACCTGATGCATTTGATTATACTATAATAATATCATCAAATGTTAATAATTATGATAATGTTATTACAACATTAACACAAAATGGGTGGAATGGTACTAAAAAAGTTAATTTGAAAATAATAGTTAATTCTGGTGTTACTGTAGGATCGACTTCAACATCAATACCAGCATTAAAAATTCCAGCATTGCCAGTTTCAAGTTCTGTATGGTTAACGAATAATGGAAATATTTACGGCTGTGGTGGTGCTGGTGGTGTAGGCGGAACTAATTCTTTCGGTGCTGCTGGTGGTGATGGTGGTATAGCCATATCTTATTCTAATGTAACTCATATTTGGAATTATGGAAATATAAAAGGTGGTGGTGGTGGCGGTGGTGGTGGCGGCGGAAGCGTTTCTACATCTACACAATGTAATTGTGCAAATGCTCCTATTACTTATAATTGGTCCTGTGGTGGTTCGGGTACAGGTACATGTGTTTGCGGTGATCATATTAATTGTGGAAAAGACTGTGAACCTAGAGGAAAATCTAATTTCTGCGGTAGACAATATACAGTTTCTACTAATAAAGTAGGAGGAAACGGTGGAAATGGTCAAGGATCTTCGGGTGTTGCTCAATCTGGACAAGCCGGAACAAGTGGTAAAAGTGGAGGTTCAGGAGGATCTTTAGGTTCAAATGGATCTGCTGGTACGAATTTCAGTACAACTGAATACGGTGGAATCGGTGGTTTAGCTGGATATTATATAATGACACCGAACGGATCATTTAGATTTATGGAGGTTATTGGTATAGTTGGCGGTAGAGAAGGATAACTAAAAAAATATATTTTTAATAAATAATTAAACTGATGAATTTAAATACAAATAATCCTTACACATACAAAGATTGGGTATCTCTACAGTCTATTGATATATCACAAAATTCTTATGGTAATTATAAAACGTATTTAAAATCATGGTATAATAACAGAAACAGTTTTTATACACAAACCGCAAAAACATTAAAAGAAAATTATATAAAACTTTTAAAGGATTTGTTGTATTTATTTTCTGATGAAGAAAAAAATAAATTTTTAAAAGATATAGAGTTTAATAATGTTGAAGATATTATATATAATATACCATATTTTGTAAAAAAAATAAAAGAAATATCAAGAGTTTTATTAAGCAAAAGAGAAAGTATAAAAAATTCAAAGACTAAATATAATTCGATTGGTTCTAATATAGGATTGGAAAATATTTTATATGAATTTATATTAAAAAACTTAACAAAAAAAGAAAATAATATAACACAAATACCCACATTAGAAATACAAAAATATTTACCCAATCTTTTAGATGTTAAAGATAATTTTTATATAGAAATAGAAGAATTGCACGATCCTAATAATTATTATGATTCTGATCCATCTTTAACTATATCTGAATATGAAGATATAGTCAATATATTAGCAGACAAATCATTCGAAACATTGAATGAAAATGAATTATATAATATATTATCAACTCGTTTTTTTGAAAGAGTTTCGTCCGATCAATTGTCTAAAAAATATTTAGAATATTCCGAAATAGATATTTTAAGTGGTACAAATATAGCGAATTATTCAGCCGAGTTAACCAAAAAATATTTAGGAGATACTGTTTATAGTTTAACCGCTATAAGACTTAAAGAAGTAAACACACCCGATTTTAAATTTTCTTTAAATATACAAGATGGTAACAATTGGTTTTATTGGCCTAGTGGTAATAAATCATTTAGATTAGATGGGTTTTCTAATTTTTATGAACCGATAATATTAAACAACTCTTACTTTTTATATTCCGGTGCAACAGCAGGAACAATATACACAAATTCAGATCTATTTTTTGCTGAAAAAAATGGAGAAGTTCAAGGTGCTTGGTTACAGGGTACAAAAATAAACGAAATAAACACCAATATGTCTATAAAAGTATTGGCGGGTGAAAATAAAGAATTTATATATCCTTTTTGTGGATTTGAACTTTCTGAAAGAGGTAATAATTTTAAAAATTATAATTTAACAGATGAATATCTAAAAAACTTTTATTTTTTAGATAAATTAAAACAAAAAGAAATTTTAGAATCTTATTATAATTCCGTTCTTCCTGATATATCGATAGAAAGTATATATATCAATAATACCACTCTTGTAAAATCAAATGCTTATGCTCAAACTTTATCCGATAGTGCTGATGTTATCATAAAACAACCAAGTTATTTAAGCAATCAAAATAGTCATTCTGATAAAAGTGATGGTAATACCGATGCAGCATTTTTATATAAAATGCATAAAACTGATTTGCCTATATTAGACGAATTAACATATATATATTGGCCTTATATTACATATGAGCCGAATGACAATTTGCCTATTACTATTTTAAGCGATGCATGTATACCCATATCGTTAAAAGAGTTATCGGTTAATAATTTTATAGGTTCTGTTGCTGGATTAACATTTGATACATCGGATATAATATATAAATTAAATACGAGAACCGGAGAACCAATAGAAGCTGCTTTTTTGAAAAGTAGCTCAACCGATAATCTTAATCAATTTTATAACAATATACAGATATATGACAGCACCGCAACAAAATGTACAAAATATAATAGTGGTCCTATACAATCATCGTTAGCATTTAAAGCCAATGCTGGTGAAAAAATATCTTTTATATGGGGTGATGTTGATACGTATGCTGATGATGTTTTTAAATTTTATGAACACTCTGATTCTTGTCCGTTTAAAAATATTTCGAGCGATCTGTATCCTGATCAAGATTTTGTTAATAATGAACCTATAAACAAAAGATCAAATTGGACAAAATGTACTTGCAAATCGGTTTTATTTTCTCCGATTGGTCATTCTGGTGAAAAGGTATATGACTATAACGGTATGGCGGATTTACTATATCACGATGTCGAGGGTATAGGTAAAAATTTTACTTTTGATAATTGGACTGATACCAGAGGGTTTACTGTAGAAGAAAGTCCACAATTTTCATTTTATAAATTAACAGATTCTTCTAAAAGTGTAGGTTGGGGTAATGGGTATTGGAAAACCGGATCTGGTGATAAAATGGTATTAAAAACCGGAAGAAGATACACTTATTGGAGAACATCTTTACGTATAGATATTGATGGTGCTATATCGCCTTATTATGTTATAAAATATAATTATAAAGATATAAAAGGATACCATAGTGACGGTATTTGTAGTACCGATGTCAAAGCAGATGTTGTAATATTGTTGGATATTTCTAGAAGTCAAAGTAATGCATTTGAAGAAAATAAAAAAGTAATATCAATTTTTTATAAAAAATTATTAGAAGACCCAGCATTAGATTATAAAGTATCTGTTATAGCATTTGCAAAAGATTCTTATGTTGTTAGCTATCTAACCAAAAACTACGGTGAAATTGATATAAGTTTAAATAGACTAGAAATACCTAAAGGTTATCCTAATTTTGTTACTAATTTACACGATGGGTTATCGATGGCTAAATACATATTAAACGAAACTCAGGTATATAATCCTAATGTCACCAAATATACCACAGATTTAAAAAATTTATGTCGAGATGTAAAAAAAGAAATTATAATGGGTTCTAGTTCAGCTATATATTCTATCAATGACCCTAGATCTGATGCTAAAAAGAAATTGATAATATTCAGCGATGGTGATGTTACAACTTTAAAAGATATAAACGGTACTATATATGATTCTAGTTCTATTAAAACTTATATTAAATCTGAGTTTAAGGATATAGATATACAAGCAATTGATGTTGGAGAATTTTCAAATTCTAATACTTTACTAGAAGATATAGTGTCACCAAAAAAGCAAAATTATTTCAATTTAAAAAAATATTTGGTTAATGGTGATGGTGATATCAATTCCTTTGTTGAATATCTGATACAAAGAACTATTAATGATGTATGCGGTCCTATTACACCTAGATGGAAAAAGGCTATTAAAAATAATCTAGGAACTTGGGTAGAGTCATCTCAGGAATCCGATATGGTGATCCGACCTGGTGATTATTTAGCTTACGTACATAGACCTTCTATTATTTATACATCTGGTAGTGGTGATTTTGAGATACCTTCATTAGCATTTACTATAAATGCTAAAATGAACGGGTGGGATTACGAATCCAATTCTTTTTCACCCATAGCAATAGGTGAAAAATTTGGTGCTAAACCTTTTTGGGCAAAGGTTTATACTGATATTGATGATAGTAATGATTTTAATAAAGAAACATCAATGTTTTCTGGACATTTAAGATTTAAAAATGGATATGTTCCTATAACTCAACCCGAAATGTCTAGTCTTATTTTAGAATATGGAAATTTTTTAACATATAAAAGAAAAAAATCTTTTTATATGAGATGGAATCAGCCTTTATATTATACACAAAACGAACAAATAAATAAATGGAAAAAATTAGAATTTAAAAAAATACCATCAAATTTAAATGAAATGTTAAAAAATAACAGCATTGAAAAATATGCTGTTGCTACTGATATTGATAGTGATATTACACTAGAAAGTTATACATCATTTTTACCGACAAAATATAATTACTATGCTAGAAAGGCATTTATATACAACGAAGATTTAAATTACGTTGATAGGGACTTGAATTCATTTGTTACCTATAATACAGGTATATATATAAAGCCCGAAAACCCTTATTCGAATTTATTGAATATAACATTTCCGACTGTTGCTATTACACAGGTTCCGAAAAATCTTACAACAAAAAAACAAACAGGATTGTATTTATTACCTGATAGATTGGGATCTTCTTTTTATCTAGGTAAAGGTTATACCTCAGAAATAACAAACACTAAAATTGATTTAATCGACTCTTTAAGCGCAGAAAGAATATTTTACGATTTAAACAAATATAGTGGAAGATATAGAGGGTTTTCTAAAAAAGATCAATTTACAATAGCATCGGTAAAAGAAATAAATAATCATTGGATATCTGATTTTGAGTATAATTCTGATAGATCCGGTATGATTAAAAACCCTTACCGATATCAAAAATTTGTACCTTATCACAGCGACTACGAACTTAAAAGAAAACAGTATTATGGTATATCTAGACAAGATGATGACATGGAATTATGGTTTCCGGTAGAACCTATAAACTGGAAAGATCCAAATATAAAACAAAACTTTAAAAAACAAATTTCACTAGAAAAGTTTTTAATGAAGTTTAAAAGTTTATTATCTAATTGTGGCGTTTTGTGTGATTGGAAAACCGATATATACGGTAACGAATTTGGTGTATTCAAATCACATAATCCTGACATTTTAACCGAAGGTTATTCTATATTGTTTACACAGTTTTACGATGCTCTTGAAATAGATCGATTGGATGATATGTAAAATAAAATATGTTAACTATATACGAAAAACAAAATAATATCGGTGAACCGTGGTTTAAGACTGCTGCTGGTAAGAAATATTATATATCTGTAGCTTTAAGTAGTATATATGAAAAATATTTTTTTATAAACGAAACATTTTCAACACAATTTTTAAATAATAGTTTTAAAAAATTAGATATAATAGAAGATAATATAATAGCAGAATCTGAGAATGGTTTTTTTATAGAAAAATATGAGATTGTAAACGATCTACCATCCCCGTTAAACTATCAGAACAATTTTATATCTTTATCTAGTAATAACAGAATAACATATTGGTACGATGAAATTGATAGAGACATAAAAACATTTCACGTACAAATATCTTCTTATAATAATTACATTAATCAATTTTATTTAACATTTAAACTATATAATGTTGACAGTGGTGAATATTATAGAAAAAATTCATTTGCATTTTCTTTATCAGGATATCCTATAACATCTATCGATTGTTTTAAATCGTGCTACAATATTGATACCAATACATATAATATAACATTTTTATTTAATGAATATAATTTATACACATCTAATCTAAAATTCAATAAAAACTGGAATATTGATAATGTTTTTTTAATAACACCTATTGATAATTTTATTTTTTTAGACGATTTTCAGAAATTTGAATAAATATTTAAGTGACTCAGTTTACAATATTAAATTCATTTTCAAGTATAAATCAATATGATTTTGAATTTCAACCTATATCAGAAGGTTATAATTTAAAAAAAGAAAAAATAAAATTTGATAATGGGTTAAGTTTTTATTTATATAATGCTTTAAGAAAACCTAAAGATGTATCATTTAATAATAAAACTGGGTTTTTTTTAACAGATTTATATACAAATTCTGATATTTTTGAATATAAAGAACCAGAAGAAACAGTTTTAACCGAAATCGAAAGTCCTTTGATAAATATGGATGGATTTTTATTTAAAAATCAATTAAGTAGTTTATATATATCAAATACCAACATAGCTAATAGGTTAGATAATTTAAAATTTATTTTTAAAGATGATTATGTTAAAATTTTAAACATATATGATAATTGTTTAACTTATGATCAGAATTTAACACAATTAAAATTTAATTATAATATTGTCAATTCAGACTTACAAAAATTTGATTACATTTTAAGTGATGATAATATTATTTTATTTATATACAATACTAACAAATCAAAATATATAGACGCTTCGACATCGCCCATATCTATAAAAAATTATGAATATAATTCGTCTTTTTTTGGTAAAAAAAATTATTATTTTGGGTTTTATTCTTATAATAAATCAAAATCATTATTAAAGACAAATCCAGAATTTACGGTTAGATATGATAACAATCCAATCGAGAATGAACCTAACCAATTAAAATATATAGAAGATGAAGATTCCAGTTTATATAAACAAAATTATCTTTTAATGTTTCCTTACGAGTTTCAAAAAAATTTAAAATATCCTTTTTATTTCCATGCTTTAAAAAATTATCAAACGCCTGAGTATGAATATAGTAACGGCTACAATGGTTACGATAACAATTGGATTCGTAGAAAATATGAAAAAATATTCACCGGAACAAATCAAGACGGTGGTTATGAGAACGTTTATTTGGATTATACATCAAAAACAAAAATTTTTAAGTTTGAGCCTGATACTGATACTAAATTTTTCTATCCTATTTTTGGTGATAAGTTACATATACAAGATTCCGGCTTAATAGAAGATGGTTCTATTGCTGGAAAAATACCATTCGAATCTGATAAAGTATTTTTAAACAAAATAGATTATTCTGAACATATTCCCATAACGGATGCATTGCCGCCAAAAAGCTTCACGAAGTATGATGGGACATGGGCATGTGCTTGGCTAAGTGGTAACGATAATAACGAAAAACAATGGGTTGATCGTTATTATAATGCAGCATATTATACATACGATAAAGCTTTAACATCATATCGAACTTATTACGAAAAATATGACCCTACCAAGGAATATGTATGGGATGAACCGTCGAAATTGTATTTTGAACCCGGTGTTAGATATTCATACCATCGTATAGGAGAAGAAACTTTAAAAACGTATATCAACTCTTATATAACAAATGAAAATTTTAATGGTAATACTTTATTACTACATGTCGATAAATGGGATTCTAATAATTTACAAGATAATTCGGAATATAAACATAATGGAACCTTGTTTGATAATAAAGAAGATAATTTAAAGGGAAGTTATTTAAATCTAGATGGTGAAAATCATGTTGTTTTTCCAGCAACAGAAACATTATTAAATACAGAACAATTTACAGTAAATTTATGGATAAATGTGAAAGATTGGTCAAAAATTGAAGGTAAACAAATTTTTGGTAATTTTTATGATAGTGGTTATGGTTTATTGAACGGTTCGTCCTTAACTGCTCCTATATTTACAATATCAGAAAATACAAGTGCTTTAGCTATAACAGCAAATTATAAAATTAATATTGTAAACACAACACCTTTAAATGTTTTAAAAAATAGAGAGAATAAAATAATACAAAGACTTTCAAATTTTGATTGTTGGATTTTTGATACTAATAATATAGTAGCAACTAGATATGATATAGAAGGTAAAATTTTAACAACAACAAATTCTGAACTATTAAAACAATATTTGGATATAATAACACAGGTTGAAATCGATGAATATGAAAATTTATATTTATTTGATAAAAATACTAAAAACGTTGTTATTTTAAATCCTAACGGTGAATTTTTAAACTATCAACATTTAAATTCACAAGGATTTCAAATAAACTCTGATAGTCAAATAGTATTAAGTGATAGTGATATATCAGCAATAGATAATAATAATGTGTTATGGGAAGCTCTTGGTAGCAATTTATACAAAAATAAAAAAATATACGGGACTATAGGATCAATAAATCAATTAAGTTTCGATAGTCTTAATAATCTATGGATATTACACGATCAAGATAAAATAACAAAACTAAACACTGATAAAGATTTATTTGAATTTACATCTAGGTTAGGTATAAGAACAAACTTAAGTGAAGATAATTGTTTAGTTTCTTTCATTAAAGAAAATAAAACAGTTAGAACTATAGATTTTTTAAGAATACCTAAAAATTCTTTGGGTGATGTTCATGATGTGGCTATAATCGTTGATGTGTTAGAAAACCAATGTTATATAATGAGTCAATCTGGAAAACTTTTAAATAAAATACCCTTAATAGCTTTTACCGAAAATTTAAATTTTAAATTTTATGCAGAAGGCGATTTTACAGGATATCAATATTTAAGAAAGTTTGAAAATTCTGGTAGTTATTTTAGTTGGAAATTTAAAATAGCAGAATCTAATGGATCGAATAGTAGACTATACAATTTAAAATATTCAACTGAAAATTTGTATAAAGGTTGGCATCAATTTACTTTTGTTTTTGATTCTATCGATGGTTATGCAAAAAGTTTAATAGATGGTATATTAATAGATACGGTTAATTTCGAAAAAGAAAAATATAGCATGTATTTTAATTATAAATCAAATTTATTAATAGGAGCCGCTACGATAAAAAATAAAATATTAAATGATGTTTTAAATTTGAAAGAATCGTATAAATTTATAGGCGAAATTTCAAATTTAAGTATATATTCAAAGGCATTAAGTGATAGTCAAACTAGAAATTTATATAACATAAACAGTCTATCCGATAAAATAAAAAATTTAAACTGGAATGTTTCAATAGGAGAACGAAATTACATAGAAAAAATAACACATTGGTTTAAAATGCGGATAACAGGATCAAAGTCTAAATATTTTAATATAAAAATACACAATTTAAATTTAACAGAAGAGCAAAAGGTTTTATTCGAAACAACATTGAAAAACGTTATAACTAAAATAAGTCCTTCTTATACAAATTTAAATAAAATAGATTGGTTATAAAATGGATATTGAAAAAATAAATAAAACGTGTTCTAATATTTTCTTAATAGATGAACGTATATGTTTAGACGATTCGTTGTTTATTATTAATACGAATTTTTCTAATATATCTTCACAGATAACAAATCTTAATAATTTTTATAATGTATTTGAAAGTTTTTATACACTATTTGAAACTCATAGTTCCAAGTATTTTAACACTCTGAGTTATTTAAACCAATTTAGTGCTAAATGGGATAATGCATTTGAACATATTATGAAACATAAAGATGCTTGGAATGCATCACCAATATTTTTATTATATCCAAATTTAGTGGAATTTAATGATTGGTATTCGTATAATGAATCTGTTATAGATAATATTATACACTGGTTAGAATTATATTTTCCACCCACAGAATACGCTGAAAATCAATCAATAAAAATATCTGTAAATTTAATAAAAGATGAAATCTTTAATTATAATTTTAAAAAATCATATGATGAAAAATGTACCGTTTATAACAGTAATTCAAAAACGTGCGAAAAATGTAATAATGGTGTAACTAAAGCATGTTGTATTTCCAATGATACTTGTTTATCTAAAATTAAAAATGAGTATGTTAGTACGTTAATAAATAATCATAATACCAAAAACACTGTTAAAAGTAATGAGTTTGATTTAAATTTCTTAAACACAAATTTTAATATTGAATACGGTGCTATATTAAAAAAAGATTTTGTTATTAAAGGTGAAGGTAAAATAGGAGATATTGATGTAGAAAGTATTACATTAAATTCTGATTTAAAAATAGACGTTAATATAGATAGAATTAAAAAAATTCTATATTTTAACTATGACATAAATTCTGATTCAGCTAGAACAATAACAGAAAATATATCAATCAAAAAAGAAATATCACCGATAAGAACTAGCCCATATATTATAGGTTATGAGGAAGATATTAATATTAACGAAAAAACATTAAACATATATAATAGTACACCTGTATCTTTTGGTAATATGCCATCTGGTAAATATAGATTAAAATATATGAGAGGTGCTATGAGTCATTTTGATAGTGGTGATATATGGTGCGCTGTTCCTGTTTTTAGAATAAATAAAGGTGCTTCTTATATAGAAACAACCCAGTTGAATTATGCTGACGATATAACCGCTGTAGATAATGCTAAAAATTTTTACGGTGTTAATAAACCTTGGTTTATGGAATTTGATCATACTGGTGGAGGTGTTAGTATACAATTATTTGATAGTGTTTACGCTGACAACAGAGCTTTAAATGACGATGCTCCTACTTTTAAATTGGTACGTATGAATCCTATTTATAATAATACAGGTCCGAATGATGGTACATACGAATTAATTACTTTAACAAATCCTTTTAATGGTCCGGCTGAGTTTACATATACAGGAACTATAGATAATAAACTATATTTAAATGATGTATCTGTTACTGATTTTTCGGCAGCAGAGACGTATGTTGAAAAAAAAGCACCATCGGTCATACCTGTTAACGGTACAGTTAAATTATCAATATATACAAGTCAGGAAAATAATATAACAGCTGATTATGCAGAACTTCAAGGTGTTGGAAAATGGTATAGTATTAATCCTATATCAACTGAAATAGGATTTGAAGGAAATATAGAATGGTATGCTAAATGCACACCAGAAGTTGATCCTATTAATATTAATGGTTGCGATGCTTGTAAAAATTGTGATGTTTTAGCCGATACTAAAGGTGTTTCGGTTGAATGTGGAAAGTTATCGGGTGATAAAACCTTAAATATTAATTATAATAAGGGTATGGCTGATCGTTCTATATATAGGACATTATATGTATCTTTCTTAAATAAGAATAATAAATGGATATTTACTATATAATATGGAACTTTTAAATATAAAAAATTTTGAAAATATTGGAGATTCTTTATCATCAATAAATATAAATTTTGATGTAATTGATTCTAGTCTACAAAAATTAAATATTAATACTGATAAATTTTTAATTCCTTATATTAATTTTTTTAAACAAAATGAAAAAAAATTAACAAGTTTGATTGATATTCTTTACGATAAAAAACCTAATTGGGATATTATATCATCTTATGTTACTACAAATAGTGCTAAATGGATAAAACCTATAGTTTTTATAGATTCTAATATATATAGATTTCCTGAATCTAATTTAAAAGCAACTACTGATTTCGTAATAGAAACATTTAGATCTATATATCCAGTATTTACAGATTCTAGTAATGAACCAAATTATATAGAAAATCAAAAAGCTGTTATATATTATTACGTAAACCATATACATAAAAAAACTATTATGGAAGATATGACGAATTCAAATTTTGCTAATTGTGTATCGCAAGGAACTAAGACTGCTATATTAACCTGCCAAGATAAAGTAAATTTCGATAAAACTTATTGTAATGGGAAAGAATTAACATGTTTAGGTTGTGGCGGTACACCGTGTCAACAATCGGTTTCGGTTACGTGTGTATATCCTGAAACAAAAACAACAACAACTAATAGATATATACAAGCTATAATCAGAAGTAATTTTGAAGATATAGCCGAAAAAGAAATAAAAACAATTTTTTTAAAAATTAAAGATTGTAATTGGGTCATAGAAAGAATTTTATAATGATATATAACCATAAAATATATGAAGATGATGCTGTTGGTAATTCTTTAGGAAAATTGAATTATAACTTTTTAAATACTGATATACAAACTTGTAATTTAATGTCAAAATTTTTTGAAGGTGATGGTTCTATATTTACAAATTTTTTAAAATTTTCTTCAAAATTTATAACTATATTAGATTTTATAAAAACTTTTGATGATTCTAATGTATATCAACAATCGTATACAGCCACTACAATTTTAAGTTCATATTGGGATAAAACAGAAATCACAGTGCAATATCCGATAAATTTTTTATCGGATAATCATAATAATATTAAAGATTTTTACCTAAAAACCTCGGATAACAACAGTTTAATAGAAACCGCTAAAAATTACTTAAATAAAAATTTTTCATTATCAAATTTTAAAGAAGGTGATGTTGTTAATGTGCAATTTTTATTGTATAATTCTACATCCGACTTTTTAGATATTGCTTGGAGATCTGATGGAAACCCCGATCCTAATATAACACCTACACCTACACCCACACCAACTAATACACCTACACCTACACCAACAAATACACCTACACCCACACCAACTAATACACCTACATCTACACCAACAAATACACCAACACCAACTAATACACCAACCGTTACACCAACAGGAACACCGACACCAACAAATGCTCCTACCTTTACTCCTACACCATCTCCAACACCGACAGGAACACCAACTAATACACCAACTAATACACCTACATCAACACCAACCAGAACACCAACCAGAACACCAACTAATACACCTACATCAACATCAACACCAACACCTACACCAACACCTGATATTTCAGCCTTAGCTATGGAAGAGGATATAAATGATGAAATATTAGCTATCGATGAAACCGATCCAGATGATGATTATATATTACTATAATGTATTGTAAATAATAAAAAAAATATAAATATTTCAACATGGCAATACAAAAAATAGAATTTAAAACAGTGGGAACAACAAATTGGACAGTTCCTTCTAATGTAAATTCTGTTGATGTTATTGTCGTCGGTGGTGGTGGTGGTGCTGCTGGGAGGCAAGGTGGTGGTGGTGGGGGTGGTGGTATAAGCTATCAAAAAAATTATACTGTTACATCTGGACAAATAATACCTATTATTGTAGGTAATGGTGGTAATGCTGGATTAGCAAGTGGTGCTGATGGTAATAATGGTGAATTAAGTAAATTTGGAACTTTGATAGCAAATGGTGGTGGCGGTGGAAAATTAATTGGAACTGGTGGGTTAGCCGGAACCGGAAATTATAAAAACGGTGGTGTCGGTGGCGATGCTCTAAAATCTGGTGGTGCTGGATATGCTCTAACTGGTTTATTAACCGATCTATCCTTAGTATGTTCTGGCGGTGGAGGAGGAAATACCGCAATTGGGGGTTCTGGTGGGGGTGGTAACGGAGGTGGTGTTCCTCCATCAGCAGGTTTATTAGGTCTAACTATAGACGGCGGTGGTGGTTCTAATAATACAGGTGGCGGCGGCGGTGCTGGTAATGGTAGTTTTAAAGCTGCTGTATATGGTCCGTCTACAGAAAATTATGATTGTTCGGAAAATGTAGCTAAAACTTGTTATAAAGAAGAAACCGGAGAATGTTATGGGGATTGTTGGGGTACAACATTTGCTTGCGGTGGAGGAAAATTATGTTGCGGTGGTAAAACCCCAAATAATTGTCCTTCTGGTTCTAATATAACAACACAAAACGATGGGACTTTTGTACATTCGGCGGGGAGGAGCGAATGTAAATGTCAAAAAAAGAAATGGATTAAATCTACAGCATACGATTGTTCTTATAAAGTATCAAAAACCTGTACAAGAAATATTACACCGATAATAACATCTGCGGCTGTTACGGTAAATGCAAGTTCCGGTAACGGTGGTTCTGGTATTGTTGTTATAGTTTATAGCGATACTGTTCCTTCTACTCCTACACCTACTCCTACAATAAATACCTTAGCTTGTTATAAAGGAAAATATTACGGTGATATTATGATAAAAGCTAGTGGGGGATTTAGTGGATTTTCCAATATACCAGCCGGAAATTATATTTTAGAATATAAAAAAGGAGCTTGGAGTGCTTGGAGTTATAGTGATAGATGGAATACTGGAGGAGGTATAGTCCATTCAGGAAATGTAAAAAACCCAGACGCAAAATATAATTTATCTGGTAGTGGATGGATAGGTTATGCACAAGCAATTGCTACAACCAAAAACTGGGAAAATACCGGAAACCCGTATTTTTTAACATTTAAACATTTAGGAGGCGAATTAAACGTTATTAATTATGATAGTCCTAATGTTTGGAGTGATAATAGATCATCATCAGAGGGAAATCCTTTATATGGTTTGTATGAATATATTTGTCCATCCGCACCTACACCTACACCTACACCTACTATAACTCCAACACCAACTCCGACTAGGACTGCTACACCTACACCCACTATTTTCATTAGACCTACTATAACACCAACACCAATCCCGACTATAACCCCCACGCCTACATTAACTCCTACATTATTACTATTAGCACTCACACCCACACCCACACCTACAGCAACTCTTGCTTTAAGACCTACATCAACGCCTCTACCTACCCTTACACCCACACCTATTCCCATAAATTTACCATCTAGTGTAATATGGCCCATTATGGAACAATGGACATCACACTTTGTTAAAAAAGATATGTTTATATCTAAAAGTTGTTTTTTTAAATTTCAAAAAATAAACAATAATTGGGTTTTAAAAAATACTATATGTGGAGAACCTTTTAATTATATTCCGCCTGTTTTACCTGTTACTCCTACACCTACACCTACTCCTACTCCTACACCTACTCCTACACCTACACCTACACCTACACCAACCCGAACACCTACTCCTACACCAACCAGAACACCTACTCCTACACCAACCAGAACACCTACTCCTACACCAACCAGAACACCTACTCTTACACCAACCAGAACACCTACTCCTACACCAACCAGAACACCTACTCTTACACCAACCAGAACACCTACTCCTACACCAACCAGAACACCTACTCATACTCCTACTCCTACTAATACCAATGACCCAACTTTCACACCTACACCAACACCAACTCCTAAAAGTCTTACTATTAATATAGAAGGATTTGATGTGGGTGTTAGTATATTTGTTAGTCCTTTTGAAAGTATACCTGTACAAAATGGACAGGTTATCATTCCTACTTTTCTTGATAGATTTGAAAGAGCAATGATTGGTGCTATAATACCCGCAGATGGATATACTTATAGCTCTTTTGGTTTTGATAACGGTTCAAATTTTAATCAAAAAAACGTTGGAGCCTATATGTATGTTACTATGTCAAGTAATCAAACAGTAACTATTAAATATACACCACCACCAACTCCTACACCAACCCCTACTCCTACACCACCACCAACTCCTACACCAACCCCTACTTCTACACCAACCCCTACTTCTACACCAACCCCTACTTCTACACCAACCCCTACTTCTACACCAACCCCTACTTCTACACCAACCCCTACTTCTACACCAACCCCTACTTCTACACCACCACCAATAGAACGTATAGTAGATATTATTTCTACGGATATACGTGAATGGGTTGTTCCTAGCAATGTTACCAAATTAGATGTTACGGTGATCGGTGGCGGCGGTGGAGGATCTGGTCAAATTGGCGGAGGTGGCGGCGGTGGCGGTATAAGTTATCAATCAAATTATGCTGTTACAGCTGGTCAAAAAATATCAGTAAAGGTTGGAAACGGTGGGTCTAGTGGATATGTTCAAAATGGTGCTGATGGTGAGGCTAGTAGCTTTGATACATTAGTAGCTGCTGGTGGTAAAGGTGGTATTTTAAACGGTGCTGGTGGGACGGGTGGTTCTGGTAACTATGGTAATGGTGCTAATGGCGGTGCTAAAGACGCTAATGGTGGTAGTGGTGTTCAGCCTCCATTATTTGCAGCATCAGAATTAAAATCTGCTGGAGGAGGCGGTAAAAATGGAAACGGTGGAAACGGCGGCGGTGGATCTGGTGCTAAAACCGAAAATTCCAATGGTAGTAGTGGTGTAGCAAATACCGGAAGCGGTGGTGGATCTGCATGGGCTGGAACTTATAATATGTCTACAACTACAACGGTAAACGCAGGATGTTATAAAAAATCTACTACTGAACAATATATTCTTGGATGGTCTTGTAAATTTTGTAAAGAATGTCCATCTGGTAAAGACTTGTGTGGTAGTGGTATAAACTGCTCTAGAGGTGTTTATACTAATTATCCACGTTACTCTAATTGTGGTGCTAGTGCTGGTAGTTATCAAGCATGGACTTATCCAGATTTTATAAATGCATTAGACGACAAGTTTGGGTATCAATGGAAATCAAAAGGAGCGGTTGATACTAGCGCGTCGTCTTCATGGAATGAAAGAGAGTTTGATACATTGACCAAGGGTATGGCATATGGTTATGATTTTGGTAATCAATGTGTGGCGTGTGGTTATACTTGTGAAGATCAAAAAGTGTTAGTATGGGGAAGATATAGAGTGAAATGGGTTGCTGATGGGTGTCAAAAAGATGTTGTAACATACACAACTCACATAGGAACCAATGCTACCAATAACGGAAAAATTGGTGGATCGGGTGGATCGGGTATGATAAGAATTAGATATTATAGTTAAGATTTTTAGATAATTATTTATATATATGGCAAATAAAAAAATTTCACAATTAGATGATGCTGGTTCTATTTCAACTTCAGATGAAATACCTTTGGCTCGGTCAGGAAGAACATATAAGGCTAAAATAGGTCTTTCGATTGTTCCGGCTGGTTGTGTTATGGCTTTTGCTGGAGCTACTATACCCGAAGGCTGGTTAAAGTGCAATGGTGATGGTATTCCGAATGCATCAGGAACCGTTCAAGGTAAAACTGCTAATTTTAGTGTTTTATTTTCTATAATCGGAGCCAATTTACCAGATTTAAGAGGTTATTTTGTTAGAGGACTCGATGATGGTAGAAATATAGATGCGGGTAGACCGTTAAGAACAAGTCAGGATGATGGTTTGCTAGGTCATGTTCATGTGTATAATGATAAATTTAGAGCTTATACTACATACGGTGGGACACATGGTAATGTGAGTAATACTATGATAATAACAGGAGATGATTCTCAAAATAAAACTACAAATGGTCCCGCTGTATTTGTTAATGGTGCAGCAACAGAAATCGGAACATCCGAAACACGTCCAAAAAATGTTGCTTTACATTATATAATCAAATATTAAATATATTTGATGTTTGTACTTTTTAATAATCAAAAAGAATTTATAGGATATTCCGATCAATTACCCCCAACGATTCAATATTATCGTAATATAGGTGAAAATTTTGATATAAATAAAAATTTTTGGGATGGTGATTATGATAATGGTTCTTTAAAAAAAATAGAAACTCAAAAAATAAATGAATTTGAATTAGAATTCGATTTTGTTAATAAGGTAAAAGCTCTTTACAATACGGAGATAAGTCATTTATTATGTATTAAACAATTAGGAAAGATATCAGAATATATAAATTTATTTGATTCAGAATTTAAAGAAATGTGGTTAGAATTACAACCATTATTCAAAAAATATGATAATATTGTTGAAAATCTTAAAAATGTTGATAAGTTAGAAAAGAAAGAAGAAACATATGAGAAATTTAAAAACATACTTTAACCATAAAAAAGAATTTCGTTATTTTTCAAAAATTAGATATGCTCAAGGTGTTGGTGATGTTATTGCTGCTATATTACATTCCAAAGTAGTAGGACCGATAACATATTTAGTTACTGGTTTGTTAGAGCCTTGTGGTACATGCCAAAACCGTAGAACCGCTTTAAATTTAATATTACCGATTCCTATTTGGAAATTATTTTTTAAAACAGAAGATATATATAACGATCAATTGAATAAAGATTTTAAAAAAATACAAGGTGATATTGGTCTTAAAACTCCCGACAAACCTTTAGAAGATATAGAAAAAACAATAGAAGAAATAAAAAATTCGTATGATGTTGATACTGAAAAATCCAATAATTCCGATGATAAACCGTTAGATAATACTATAGAAGATTTTTATAAAGATTATTTTTTAATTTCAGAAAATAGAACAGACTATGAAAATGTTTTAATAGTTAATAGAATTTACAAAAAATTATAATGCAAACTCTAGAAATAACATATATAGCAGCTAAAGTAGAAACTAACGGATCTTTCGTTTTTTGTCAAAAATTAAATGATTTTTTATCAGATTTAAAACTTTGTCATTTTTTTACAACCAATATAAATCTACATAGAATATTTGGAGATTTATATGAAAATTTATCAGATATTTTTGATAAATTTGGAGAAGAAATTATTGGATTAACAAAAAATAATTGTAATAATTTTTTAACCAAAGAATTTTTAGATAACTTTTGTCAAAATAGAATAATCGAAACTTCTGATGATTATAAAAACACCTATTTTAGTATTACAGATGGGTTAACTAATCTTTTAAACACGCAAGAACTAAAAACATTTATAGATAGTCAACAAAAATCGGGTTTGAATAATACTCTAGAAGAGATTTATTCATCTATCAATAAAGCCAATTATTTAATCGGTCTTTGTTAATAATTTTATATTAGGGTTTTAATACTATAATTAATTAGAAGGTGTATCATAATAAATAGCAACCGCCCCTCCACCTCCTAATGATCGTTGTAAGAAGAATGATATTTCTGCTATTCCAGATCCTCCACCGCCTCCACCGCTACCACCACCCCCACCGTATAAACCACCAGAACCTAGAGTTGTTGATGTAGAGAAAATACCATCTCCTCCATTCGAACCACCTTTACCGACGGTTGATCGTGAGCTAAAAGTACCAGCAATTCCACCTAAACCGTTATTTTGATTAAATGGTGATATCCCTGTACCACCACCAGATGCACCAATAAAAGTTTCGTCGTTCCATCCGACGATTATTTGATTAAACCCTCCACCACCGCCGCCACCGCCGCCGTAAATACTCGATTGTCCATTTGACCCGTTATTACCACCATTACCACCATTACCTGTGTAACCGCCTGCTCCACCGCCACCGCCACCAAAATATGTGTGTACACCGTTACCTCCATTGCCTCCATTGCCTCCAGCATCTCCTACGAACCCGCCGCCTACTCCACCATTTCCATGTTGATCCCCTGACTGTCCGTTGTAACCAGCCAATAATGTAATATTGTTAAACCAACTCGTTTCATTTATTCCGCCTACATATAAATTGTATGTTTGATTTGGTGTTACTTGTAAATTGTATTTTATTCCTAAACCGCCGCCGCCTCCTCCGCCAGCTCCATTCAAAAGACCTGATCCCCCTCCACCGATTGCAACAGCAGTAACAGATGTAACATAAGATGGACATGTCCATGTATAATTTCCAGAGATCGTGAATATATTAGTATATGTAGGAGTTGATGTAGGAGTATTGGTAGGAGTGCCTGTAGGAGTGCCTGTAGGAGTGCCTGTAGGAGTATAGGTAGGAGTATTGGTAGGAGTATTGGTAGGGGTACGAGTAGGTGTTCCTGTAGGAGTAGGTGTTCCTGTAGGAGTAGGTGTTCCTGTAGGAGTAGGTGTAAGCGTAGGTGTTCTTGTTGGTGTACCTGTTGGTGTAACAGTAGGAGTGTTTGTAGGAGTTCCTGTAGGTGTTGGCGTAGGGGTAGGGGTAAGTTTTGAATTGAAATCAACTAACATAGGTATTAGATGGTTTTGTTTTTGTGATTCAAAAATAAAAATCATTCTATTATCTAATCCAAACATCCTAGTTCCTATTAACTTAAAATCTTTAATAGGTGTATCGTCAGAATTAAAAACAGGAAGTCTTAAATTTAAATTAAAATTAAGACTTTGGGGTAATTCTATGCCTATTCTATAAAAATCTATCGAAACATTGTATATTTTGTTTAATTCGTCTTCAAAATAATAATGATTATCCGCTATATAATTCCTTGGATCACCGGGTTCGTCCTGATACGGCAATGCTGTTAAATTTTCAAAATATGTATAATTTTTTAATAATTGTGTTTTTTGATTACCGTCACCAAAATTATAAACAATTTTCCATATTTTTTTGGTTGGTATATAACCTGATGTTGAAAAATATAATGTCACAGGTGATACTAAATTTATAGTTTCACCGTATGTAGCATTATTTATATCTATTAATTTTTCATTAATCATTTTTTTTAATTTTATCCAAGATTTGGTATACTAGATTCCCAACCATCAGAATATAATCCCCATTTTATAAACGCTTGATCTGGTAATGATACAGCTTTATCATTTCTTACATTAAACGAGGGAAAAACGTTATATGTTGATCCTAACGCATGAGATATTTCATTTTCACCATTTATACTAAAAAATACAGTATTATCAGTAAATCTGATCGAAACTTTACAATAACCTATTCCTGTCGATACCGTAGACGGATATACTGTGATATTTGATTCTGCGTTTACTCCGGTTATAAAAAATTCATATTTACCATCAGATCTTCCATCAGCACCAGCACATACAAAAATCGGATAATCTGCGGCTTGAGTTTCCCATACTGGGTATCCTCCTGCCTGAGTTTGCCATACTGGGTATCCTCCTGCCTGAGTTTGCCATACTGGGTATCCTCCTGCCTGAGTTTGCCATACTGGGTATCCTCCTGCTTCGCACATCCATGTGGTTGCTCCTGATGTTATAAAGGTTCCTATTACGGTAGGCCAAACTGGTTCTGCTCCTGCTAATCCTCCAGTTGTACATCTATATCTAAATCCTCCAGCTGTAACAACCGTAGGTCTAACCGTAGCTCCCGTTGTATACGAAGAAGATGGAACAAAAACAGAAATACTTGTATCGGCTACCAATTGACCTATTGTAGTGGGCCATGTTGGTTGTGTACCATTTGAGGTGGTTGTTCCGGTAACTTGATTGACGTATTTATAGCCGCCTGTTGTAACAACCGTTGGTCTAACGGTAGAACCAGATGAATATGATGTCGATCCAACCCAAACAGAAATACTTGTATCGGCTACCAATTGACCTATTGTAGTGGGCCATGTTGGTTGTACGGTGTGTGAGGTGGTTGTTCCGGTAACTTGATTGACGTATTTATAGCCGCCTGTTGTAACAACCGTTGGTCTAACCGTATTATTTATAGCATACGATGTCGATCCAACCCAAACAGAAATACTTGTATCGGCTACCAATTGACCTATTGTAGTGGGCCATGTTGGTTGTGTACCATTTGAGGTGGTTGTTCCGGTAACTCTGTTTATATATTTATAAGCATTAATTACTGTGGGTTTAACATAAAAGTTATTTATATATGATGTGGAAGATACCCAAGTGGCAGGCATAGATGTTACAGTAGTTCCTAATACTGTTGGCCACGTTGGTTCTGGGTATGTTGTGTATGTAGCTCCTGCTGTTGTTGTAATATATTTAAATCCATTTTCAGATATAGGTCTTATACCGTTTCCTATTAAATATGATGTAGGCGTGGACCATGATGCATTAGATCTTGGTATAAATCTAACACCGAAAGATCTAGGTGCTGTAATTTTATCAAAAATAATCGTTGACCCGCTACCATCATGACCATACTGTAATGACCATGCTGTATCATTTGTAACTTGTTTTACCAATCCAGCAGTTCTAGTAATAGTATTATTATGTGTTAATAAACCTAGCCCCGAAAATGATGGTGGATTAGATAGATATAAACTTCCTACGATTAACGATGGTGTTATTGTGCTTTGAGGTGTTCTCATCCACACCGATCCCGCCATTGGTAAGTTTGATGTAGTAATAGAATTTTCAATACCTGCACCTGTTCCTGTAATATTCCATCCTAATTGTCCTATATTTCCTGATGTAGTACCACCCGTTCCGAATTCTTCTCTTAATGAAACGTAATTAAAATCTAAAGGATCGAACCATTTATTATTAATTTTTCCGGTTGTACTAATATTTCCAACAATAGTTAGTGTTTCATTTGGATTAGTAGTTCCAATACCAACATTTCCGCTATTGTTTATAGTGATTCTTGTATTCGTTTGAAGATTATTAGAATAGTTCGCAATTTTAAATTTATTGGAGTCACTCGCATCTTGACCAAATGACCAACCTGTTGAACCTTCTCTATCAGTAGAATACATCATCTGAATATTTTGATCTGTTGATATATGTATTCTAGGAAAGGATGCATGTCTTACGTGCAGTTTAGCTGTTGGGTTATTTGTGTTTATTCCTATATCACCTGATTGGGTTATTCGTAATTTTTCGGTTCCATTTGTAGATATTACTATGGTATCATCAGATGGTGAAAATATACCTGTATTGGTATCGGTTTGAAATCTTAGTGCTGGTTCTGTTACAGATCCCTTATTAATATTTATTCTGTCCAGATAAACTTGTTGTGTTGTACTAATTCCACCATAAACTGTTAATTGTTCGGGAAAATTCTCTAGTGTTGTTTGTGTATTTGTTCCAATTCCTACCCTGCCATCGGTTCCTATAACCAATCTATTATTTACAGTACTTGTTCCAAAGTTGTTTTGTCTAAATATTAATGCTTCATTTCCATTATCAATTGTTTCAAATATTAATCTGCTGTTAGAATCGCTTATATGTTCAAAAAATATTTTTCCGCTATCATTTACTCCGGTATTATATCCGAATTGAATAAAGTTAGAATTGTTTAATATTATATTACCATTTGTACTAATATTTCCATTTACTGTTAATGCTTCTTGTGGATTTGTTGTTAAAATACCTATTTGACCTGTAGATTTTATTGTAAGAGCCTCAGTGGTATTATTATATCCAGTTTGAAAGTGAAATGCATTATTTAATGTGGAGTTATGAAATATATTTTTAAAATATGTATCACCTTGGATATTATTATATTCTATATAAAACCCTTCAGCGGTTATACCAGTACTACCCGCCAATCTTAACATTGGGTTATAAGCATCATTTGCTGCTTGTATTCGAATTTCTGCTGTTGATTGGTTTTCAACTATATGAATATTTGCTTCTGGTGCATATATACCCATTCCTATTTTCCCATCATTAGCAAAAACAATATCATCGCCATCACTGTCAATAAAATGGGCGATTGGTTGAATTCCTTCTTGTGTTACTGATAGTGCTGGCCCCGTACCTTTATTTATAATATTAACCGCGCTTGATATTTCCACATAAGTATCAAGTCTTGTAATTGTTCCCAGCGTAGAAAGGTTTCCGGTAATTGTAACATTTCCGTCAAATGTACTATTACCTATCAAATCAAATGCCATTGACGGCTCATTCTTATTCACACCCACTTTTCCATGTAAAATATTTTTTCCGAATGCTGTCGATAGTGGTGTATTTAAGCTATATGATTCTATACCTATAACGGTTCCATTAGCCGAGATAGCTCTAGTAGGCGAAACAACTTCTAGACCTATATTTCTTCCATAGGAAGAAATAGCAATGTTATTAGAAAACACTTCTGCTCCTAAAAAGTTACCATTAGCCGAGATAGCTCTAGTAGGCGAAACAACTTCTAGACCTATATTTCTTCCATAGGAAGAAATAGCAATGTTATTAGAAAACACTTCTGCTCCTATCATTCTGCCGAATGCACTCATAGCAATGTTATTAGAATATATTTCAGCACCTAAAAAGTTACCATTAGCCGAGATAGCTCTAGTAGGCGAAACAACTTCTAGACCTATATTTCTTCCATAGG